TAACTTATAAACCAGCATCAAGAGAAAGAAAAAAACCCGATAGATTGAAAGCTAAATAAAAATATATAAAAATGATATAAAGAATGAATTATTATATAATTTAAAATAATAGAGATGAATTATTTTGATATTTTACAAGATGATATGATTATTAAGATTCTTGATATTAGATGTGATGAAATTGAAAAACAAATAGAAAAATTAGAAAATCTTGAAGATGATTATGAAGAAGCAGAAGCAGAATATTTTACATTGCAAGGTGATAGGTTAATAGAAGACGAATGGAATAGACATTTTAACCAATCTCCTATTGATGATGAACCAAATGGTTTTTTTCATTATTATGACCCTTATGATACTGATGAAATAGATCAATATTATCAAGATGAAATATATTTAGCTAATCTATCAAGCAATATATAAAAATGATTTAAACATATAATTATTATATAACTATATAATAAATGGGGAGAACTCAAGAATATACTGCTGAAGAACTTAGACTTAGAGTAAATGAAGTTAAACGTAATTACCAAAAGAAACGTTATGCAACTGACCCGGAATTTAGAGAAAAACGTAAAGAACATACCCAAAAATCTTATCAAAAACGTAAAATGTTATTAGAAGAAGAGAGAACTAAATTTGCAGAATTGCAAAAGAAAATGGATGAAATGCTAAAAAATGTAAAAGAAACATCTGCGTAATCATAATGTTTCTAATTGATTTTATAATAATTTTTATTATTTTTTTTAGAAAATTATTAATTGGTATTAAAAATGATATAAACATTAAGAATGAATCATTATATATTAAAAAATTGTGTATAATTAAAGATGAATGAACCTTATTTATGGAGAGAGTTATGCACAGATGAAGTTAGAAATGAAGATATGAGATTTAAAAACTTTTTATTTGATAATTATAACATTGTATTTTCTGAAAATCATAACGCTTGGATGCGTATAGGTAAAACTAATATTGAAACTAAAAATAAATTTGAATTAGGAAATATTACAAAAATTATAACTGGTGAGAATATTCTTTTTAAAGGAACAAGTTTTATTGATGAACAAGAAAACGGTATTGATGGTAATTATTGTATTTGTGGTTGTAATAAATGCAGTAGTTTATTCAAATTATACCATAAAAAAACTAAAAATTGTTTTTTAGTTGGTTCTTCGTGTATTGAAAAAGCTGGACACGATGATTTTGTAAAAAATATGAATTGTGCAACCAGAAATGGTAGATGTCGTCTTTGTAATATACCTTTAAAAATTAATGGTAAATTTAAAAATTATAAAAAATCATATAATTTAGTTTGTATGAGATGTAGAGTTGAAAAAAAAATATATTTACGTATCCATTATAACGAAAAAGATCATTTTAAAGAATATTTTAAAACAAAATGGGATGCTGATCTTAAATATTGGTATTGGAAAGGTTATGAAGACAAGATACCAGAAATTTTAAAAGAAAGAATTTTAAATATATAAAAATGATATAAACAATAATTAATTAAATATATTGAATAGGTAAATATGCCAAGAACTGCGATTTATACGCCTGAAGAGATTAAAAAAAGACGAGCTGACAGAACAAACAAATATATCAAGGAACGTAGAGCTATTGATGCTGATTTTAGAGTTAAATTATGCAATTCGGTTAAAAAAAGTGTTGCTAAAAAAAATGAAGAATTAAATAAATTAAGGGATTTTTATGAAGCCAATAAAAATAATACTACAGAAGCATAATGTTTCCAATTCATATTATTATAATTTTTATTATTTTTTTAAAATGTATAATTCATTATATATTTTTATGGATGGTATAAAAATGATTTAAAGGTTAAATAATTAACAATACTAATTAAAAATCTGTGGTATAATTAAATATGGCTAAGAATTATAATATGACTGATTCTTCTATTTCAGTTAATGTTCCTTCTATTGATAAAATACTAACATATCCTGAACCTGATTATTTTACAGTCAATGAGAAAGTCTTTAATCTTGAAGTCTTACAAGTGTTATCGAAATTAGATCCAACTACTCCTAGTTATACTAAAATAGATGATTGTTTTGATTGTGATAGTATTACAGCTTTAAAGAAGTTGCGGAAACATTATGGTAAAGATGGACATATTGTTAATTATGCTAAAAAAACTAATAAAGCAAAGAAAGGTAGATATTACATTAATAATAAGAAAAAAGATGATACTTCTTGTCTTCAAACAACCTATAAAGTCGTAAGAAGATTATTATTAAATGGTCAATGTGTTAGTATTGATATGGTTAATGCACATATTGAAATTGTCAAAAATATTGCAAGATTTTTAGACATTGGCGATGATGATATAAAAGTTTTAAATAATTATTGCATCAATAGAGATAAGATATTAGAAGATATCATCATTAGTTATACCACTACCCGTCAAATTGCTAAACAATTCTTTATAATTATATTATATGGTGGTTCTTTGAATACTTGGATTGTTGATAATAATCTTATATCCAAATCTAATTGTGAAACTGAGTTTATGAAAGATTTTATCAAGTCGTTTGAATGGATTAAATCTAAAATCAAAAATCTTGATGTTTTTAAATCATTTTGTGATATTGAAACAATCTTAAATAAGAAAAAGAAAACTAAATATAAAAAAGAAATATCAGCTTTAGCTATCTTTTTACAAGAAATTGAATCTAAAATATCAGTTGTTATTAAAAACTTTTGTGAGGAAAATGGATGTATTACAAGAGTTTTCATACACGATGGAATTGTATTTGATGATGTAAAACAAGTATGTAATCAAGAGTTTTTAAGTCAAATTGAAGAATATATTAAAGATGAACTTGACCTGATTATTCCTTTAGATTATGAGAATACCAATCCTACTGAAGATGACCGTATTTGGTATAATAAACATAAAACATTTTTAGAAGAAAATAATATCAACAATGATTTCAATATTATAGATTCTGGTAATGATTATGATGCCGGTATGATTGTTATAAAACAAAATAAAGGTAAATATATTCATTGTCAAGGTGAATTATTTGTAAAAGAAGACAATTTATGGTTTTCTAAGCTTATGGATTCACATAATTTTGAAAGAGTTTTAAGAACTGATATTATTAAAGCTAATATTTCAATTACACTTATGGATGGTTCATATAAGTCTTATTCCAAATGTAATACAAATCAAGAAAAATGTATGAAGCAAATTATCAGTATGGGTTTTGAATCTCGTGATAAATTTTATGATGAAATCTTAGATTCTACAAAAACATATTTACCTTTTCAAGATTGTATTTACAGTTTTAAAGAAAAAAAGACCTATACTTATGCTGAAAAACCTAATATTCATTTTGTTCAACGTATTAATCGTGATTTTCCTACAAGAAATGAAGAACATATAAAATACGTTAAGGATACAATATTAAAACCTATTTTTGATAATCCTGAACAACTTGAATATGTTTTACATAGTATTTCCAGATCTATGGCTGGTTATGTTGAGGATAAGAAATGGTTTAATTGGGTTGGTATGCGAAATTGTGGGAAATCAGTTCTTACAATGTTCTTATGTAATACATTTGAAGCATTTTGTAAAACTTTCAATGCTGACCAATTAATTTCTAATAAGTTTGGTAATCCTGATGTTGCTAGAGCGATGTCTTGGGTTATTCAACATTGGTTTAATAGATTGTTAATATCTAATGAAATTAAAGAATCTGATAATGAATCTTCTAAGAAAGATGATAAAATTGTATTGAGAGGTGATTTAACAAAACGTCTTGTGTCTGGTGGTAAAGATGAAATTGATTGTAGGGCTGATTATGGTAAAAAACATTTTAAAATAAGACCTCAATTTACTATGATATTATGTAGTAATTCTACACCTGAAGCAGATCCAGCAAACGCGTTAGATACTTTAGAAGCAATATTATTTAAATCTAAGTTTGTTGAAAAAGAATTGATGAATCCTGATTTTCCTTGTTTCAAGTTAAAAGATATATCCATTGAGGATGACATACGTAATATTGATTATATTAATGCCTTTATGTTTATCATATTTGATCATTTTAAAACAAAAGCGGTTGGTAATCCTCAATTACCTGATGGTTCTGTAAATCCTGCCTATATTCCACCTAAAACAGAAAGAATGAAAACACCTACTCTTGTTTTAAATGATACTAAATTATCTAAAGGGAATGTTGGTGTTTCTATAGAAGAGTTCTTAACTGCTAATTTTAGTTCTAAAAGTGTTGATACTTGGGATACTAAAGATAATTGTCATCATACTACTACTATAAGATCAATTCTAAAACATAATGGATTTAATATTTCTACAAAACTATTATCACAAAAAATGGATATTCTATGTTTAGGAGATTATGATTCTAAGAATGTCAATGTTGATGGTAAGAGAGCTGGAGGTTATAAGAGTTTATATATGAATCCTGATATTTTACCAGAAGATTAATAAAATTTGATATTTTCCAAAAATTATTCTTCTCATTCTTCTCACTTGAGATAAAGCAAATATACATTATCTAACATTCAGGGTGAGAAGAATATTAAAAGGGTCTTAAACTATTTTATAAATTTTATTTGGTTTTTAAAATAAAAACTCAAAAAAGTAATATAGAAAAGTTTATAAGCCTCGCCATATTCTTCTCATTCTTCTCACGCTAAATAGCTTGTTATTGTAAAACCTCAATATCTAAGGTGAGAAGAATTATTTAAGGTGAGAAGAATAAATTTTATAAATCCTTAATAATAAATGATTCTTTGTAAATCTTGTAAGAATATTATAGATAATAAATATTATAAATGTCTTTGGATCAATAGCCATAAATCCAAGTTAGTAATATGTAATGAATGTCATATGAATTTTTATATAAATAAACCCTATTTGTTTAAAAAATATCATCCAGAAGAATATAAGAAGCAATATGATAAAATTAAAAATATTGTAAAATTATAAAATGGGATTTGACTATCAAGAATATCATAGGAATTACCGGAATAAGTATAAAGATTATTACCAAGAATACGCTAGAAATTATAGTGCAAATAATAGACAGAAAATGAATGATAATAGTAAAAATCACGCAAAATTAAATAAAAAGCAAGATAAAGGTAGTATTCTTACAATTGAATATAAACCAAAAACTATTTACTTTAGTTAAATAAATGTATATACCAACAGATGAAGAGATATTAGAAGATCAATTTATATTAAATAAGTTTAATGTAATCAAACAAGAATATTTTATAAAACAGTATAATAAAGCTAAGCTAATTGTCAATAATAGGAATATATCATTAAACGAAAGAAAAAGAAAAGTATATACAATTCATCGCAATATGATGACGTATTTTAGTATTGTTAATACAAAATTTATTAAAAGATATCATATAAAGAACCTATTTTGATTATTTTAAATTAAATTTCTTTTTATAAGAAGAAATAGAAGCCGATAATGTTGGTAGATTCCATAGTATAAAACGACTCAAAGCGCCTGCACTCATATAATCATTCCAATCCTCATTATTTCTTGTATGTCTTGCTAAATATCGTTTTTTCCTATCTTCATCACCTCCAGATTTGATGAAATCCGTATAACCAGAAGCTCCAAAGTGAGTTGTCTTTATTTTCTTACCATTGTTATCATAAAAAATAGCTTTCATTTTTTTACCATCTCTATCGCTTTTTTCAATTTTGACAGATACCATTTATTAAATGTAAATATTATTTATCGAATTTCACTACTCTTCCAGTCAAAGCTTTTTCTTTCTTTGCATTTTCTATCTGTTTTTTTGTTAGTTCGCTAAATGTAGTTGGTGTTTTCCCATATTTTTTAGTTGGTCTATAGATATCCCCTTTTTTTTGATACCCAACCTCTCCTCTTTGATTCTTCCAATCTTGTTTATACCACCTAGTTAAATTACCTTTTGCTTTATCTCCTTTATATGGTTGTTTAGTAGAACCATACTTGATCGCAAATAATCGTTTATACTCTTTAACTACTAAACCGCTTTTATAAGCTGAATG